CTTCGTCAACGATGATCAGATCAAAGTTTGCTGCAGCGAGTTCTTCGGCGACAACGTGTATGCCGTCGTAGTTGATGATCGTGAAGTCGTAGTTGTTGCGTATAATTTTCTTGCGCTTGTCAGACGGGCCGTACGCTACAGCACAAGTACGGTGCATAGCAGTCTTCAGCACGTCGGCTTGCCATGCCGAGTACATGATCGAGAGGGGACAGATGACGAGGACTTTCTTAACCAGTCCTGCATTCATCAGATAGTCCGCTGCCCAGATGGCGGCACTCGTCTTGCCGGTGCCCGCTTCGTTAAAGCAGAAGGCACGTTGTCGGACTGACAAGAACGCTGCGGTTTCTTTCTGGTGAGCGAACGGCTTGTAGATACCGGGCCACTTGTAATCCCGCAGCATAGGCGCTGGGACTTTGAATGCAGGGATAGCTACGTCACAGATGTGCGTGAGCCGCTGGACTTCTTCCTGTCCCCAGTAGAGCAGTAGCTCTTTCTCGTCGCCTTCGGATTTATGGATCTCGCACTTGTCGATGCATCCGTAGACATCATCGGCAAGTTGGTATGGCAGTCGAAACTGCAACACAGTGTCATCAATAATCTGCATAACTACTCCGTTACTGAGACCCCTTACGGGGGTTAGTCGGTTAGTACGCGGCCCGGAAAAGCAATAAAGCAGAGCCGCTACTAACAGACATGGTTACAGCGGTAATGTCGGACCGCTAGGGGGAAGTGGGTAAGAACCCCCTGTCCTCCACACTCATGCCTTGTGGGGACTACTTCATCGCACCGCTTGAGGTACGCTTGAAAGAGCGGTTGCGACGAACTGACTGGATTGTATATCCATCTTTGTTGGTGCCGCCTTTTGATAACGCTTTCTTGTGAGCAATATCTTTGCCCTCACGACGGTCGGCTTTTCCGTTTCCATTTAAATCTTTCCCAGTCTTATCTACGGCTCGACGTGCGCGTTGTCGCTCCATGCGATCCGCGTGCTCCTGTCTTGCCTTCTGCTGCTGGTACTCTTTCTTGTACGGACGAGGTTTATTGACGTACGGCATTTTGTTCTCCAAACATCAAAGCAATCTTGATGGAATCAACTGGCCACAGGCTCATGCTCTTGTCTTCAACACCGCTCGACTTCAGACCTTCGTTCAAGGTAAGTGTCGGCTCTGGCAAACCAAACGTGACCAAGTTGATTGGTCGCCATCCCCCAAAGTTTATATCGCTTGTGCTCGTGTGGTTGGGGAAATTAGTAGTGAGGAAATACTTCGCACCACTTTCGCACACGTTGAACAATGCTTTACGAACGGCATGGTTGGGGAAGTGCCCCAAGCAGTCCCTGCAGATTACGAGATCGGCTGTCGGCAGTTGGTCCGTAAGTAAGTCCAAGCAGACAAACGTCTTGTCAGGGTACTTGCTCTGGTTGCTGCTGATCAGGTCTTCAACGATGTCTGCCCCCGTGTAGTCAATCGACTCCATCGGTACTTGGCTCATCCAGTTGAAGTCACCGCACGGCAGGTCTAGGATGCTTTTCACGTTTAGCCTTTTAAATAAATCAGGAAGCTGACTAACCAAGTCGCGTGTCGATTGAATCGTAGAACCGGGGCCGCTTCGGCTCTCGGCACTGTTCCAAGCATTATCGGAATAAATTTCAATAAATACTTTTTTATAATCGCTGGCCATTATGGGTTTCCATCAAGTCTGCTGTCTGGTCCAGAGCACCTTTAAGATACTTGTGGAATCCAAAATTAACTTCAAACTTCTCCTGCAGCTTCTTGTGCGCGGCTTCTAGTTTTGCGTACTTCTCTTGACCAAGAAGTATTTCTGCCTTTAAAGCGTCAATACGCACACGAAGGTCACCGATTATTTTCCGCTTCTTGTCTATTTCGTTGTACGCGTTGCGTACCTCTTCACCGTTCTTTAACTTCTTTATGCGATCAATTTTCTTTCTCAACTCTTTTCTAAGTCGCTTAACTTCTAATTCCCATGACAAGATCGGGTCAATTTCATCTATGTGCATTTGCTACCTCACCCTTTGAAACTGACAGGTAGTCACCGGACACCAGCCGCACAGCGGGGTCGGGTTCTCGGGCCACTTGTCGTGTTCGTGCGACAGTCTTAGACGCTCCAGCTCAGGAATAAAGTCTTCCCACATCGAACTGGCCTGTTCGCGCTTGTACTCTTCATCGATGAACGTGTTGTGCGCGACGAACAACAGTCCTGCTTTGATTTGATTGACCTGCGGGAAGTGAGCGTACGTCATCAGTGACATGAGTCGTAGCTGCTTCACATCGGGGTACTTCGCACTTCCCGTCTTGTAGTCCACGATATGAGCGGTGTCACCGTTGACGATGAGCAAGTCCACGATGCCACGTACCCAATATTCCTCGCCACCGAAGGAGCAGGGATTTAAATCCTCATTCAACGCCATGCGGTATTCAGGGAAACGTTCCCCCTCGATGTCGAGCAGGGCATCCAGCATGGGTCGATACCGCTCGTAGTTCTTCTCTAACGGCCTGCCATCTTTGACGTAGTTCTCCAGTGCACTGTGCACAGCCGTGCCATACAGCATCTGCTGCGTAGGCCGCTTCGTAAAATTCTTAGCAACCTTAACTTCGTAATACTGCCGAGGGCAGTTCACGTAATCCTTCAGTCCACTGTAGCTCCACTTAATCACTCAGCATTCTCCGTATGACTCGCCCCATTTGGCTTCACAGGCGACAGGTAAATCTGCACACCAATCCGGTGCAGTAGACATAACTTTTGTTATGAAATCAACTGCTTCTGTCGCTTCAGCTTTAGGGACAACCATCACGGCAGCGTCATGTACTGTCAGGACGGGTCGATATTTTTCCCGGATCTTAATCATCTGTTCGCCCACGATGATGCGGGCGAGTGCCTGCACCACGTTCTCCACCATCGAGCCGCCCCAGATGTTGACCGGCCCCTTGCGCGAGTCATAGATCATTTTGCCGTTCTCATCTAGTCGCAGGTTTGCGTACCGGATGTGTAGATGATTCGGTAGTTCAATACCGTCCGGAGTGATCCATAGAGCTTCGCCAAAGCCCAAGGAGAAACTCTTCTTTGACCCTTTCATCATGGCATTTAAAGCCCGGTCACACTCTGCCCAGAGATCCGGGATCTTGTTGTTCTCGGTGCGGTACACGGTCACATACCGCTTGGCTTCTTCCTCTGTGATGTCTGCCCCGGGCGGCTGCGTCTTCAGAGTGTGCCGGAGCTTGAGTGCCCCGGTGCCGTACCCAAGGCCGAGGATGCAGGTCTTGCCCACGAACCGCTCGACAGGGTCTTTCTTGCTAATCTCCCTGCCGTAGATTTTGCTGGCAAAGATCGAATACACATCCTCGCCTTTGCGGAACTGCTCAACTACAGATGCTTGGCCAGCCAGCCACGCAAGGACGCGAGCCTCGATTTGCGAGGAGTCGCAGTTGATAACGACATGACCCGGCGGAGCCACCACCGAATTCTTGAGTGTCTTCTTTTTCTTATCTCGTGATGGAAGGTTTTGTAGGTTGACGGCGTCCATACCCGACCAGCGACCCGTGTGAGCGCCGTAATACTTGAGCGGGATAGGTAGCCGACCACGGTTCCTACCACGAATATGAATAAAGCGTTCAATTCTGCTTTCCTCCAAAGTTGATTTAGTACCCAGACGTACCGCGCAGAGTTGCTGGATGACTGGGTCTTCATGCTCCTGCAACTCAATAAACTTCTCGTCGTTCTTGGCAAACGCAAACGTTTCCTTGCCCGTCGCGGGGCTAGTCTTGGTGGGCGGCTTGATACCGTGATTCTCCAAGACCTTGGCAAACTGTTTGTTGCTGCAGAGTTTCTTGCGTACCTCTTCCTCGTTCTCTGCTTTCAGGACATCTTTCAGACTGCCGAGTAGCTCCATCTTCTCGGCACGGATTTCCTCCAGTCGATCCATCAGCAAGGCGTCGTCAATCATCAGCATCGGATCGATGAACATCCGCAACGTCAGATCAATCAGCTCAAGTTCTGTTCCCGGAAATCTTTCAGACAGACGATTAAAAAGATTAAAGGTAAGGTTAACGTCATTAATACAATAATTGCCGTACTGAGCAAGATCGATGTCAGTAAATTCACTACGCTTTTTACCCAAGGCATCTACCACCTCCGTGCCTTTCTTCCCTAAGTTATACCGCTCGACCAGAGCGGCGAGTGATCCCCCCGCATCCACGCCATGAATGGCTCGCGCCATGCAGAGCGTATCCATGTAGAAAGCAGGCTTGATGTTGAAGACCCAAGCCAGTATCGCCCCGTCAAACAATGTGTTGTGACAGAGAAGTGCTGAGTGTTCCCAGTCAAACTTTTTAAGGAACGCTGCGATGTCGTTGTGAGATCCGCTGAACCATTCGGTGGGTTCGTTGTCTGCCTTGACCGCCACGCCAATCACTTCAAACCGCTTGTCGCGGATGTATTCCTCGGTCGTGTACTTGGATAGGCTGAACTCCTTCGAGTAGTACGTCTCGAAGTCCAGAGTAATGACGCTCATATGGAAGGTATCAACCTATTGCATTTCCAGCCTTTTGGAGTCTCGATAAACCCAGCGGCTTTTAAAGACTCCTGATTGCGGCAGTAGCCGCCCATGTACTTGTGCTTACGAAAGGATTCCGGATCGATGAAGGTCTGTTTGCAACTTCTGCACTTTCTTACCCTTGCGACGCTTGCCATACCCTTGTGCCTTTACCTTTTCCAGTTCGTCCCGCAGGGCTTTGATCTCATCGGCACAACGCCAAAGGACCGCGCCTGCAACCATAAATTTAAATTCAGTTGATACTTCCGGGCTGTTCATCTGAGCAGGCAGTTCGCGTATCAACTCCAGTATGTCGCCTTCCATATTCATTTGAATGCTCCCGGAGAGAGTTTGTAATTATGCATGAAGAGAGACTTGTCGAGAGCCTTCGGCTCTAATTTTTTGTTCAAGTAATCAATCCCAGTAAAGCGAATGTAGTCGTGCAACGACCGCCGAGTGCCAAGCCCGTATACACCGACATCATCACCAGTCACGATGCGCTTCAGTCTATCGAGCGACCGCGCATTTAAAGCTTGCCAGTTTGTCTGACGTTCTACGCCGTCACTCCAGAACCGCTGCTTATAGGCAGAGACGTAGTAGTGGTAGAACATCAGGGGCGAGATGTGAAAGATGTTGTAGCCGTGCGTCCATGATCGAAGCGAGACAGATTGCTCTTCGCCTTCAAAGAACAGATACGGATCGTAGGGCACTTCTTCTGCCCACTTGCCTAGCGTGAACAAACACCCTGCAGCAACAAGATAGCCCGGGACAAAGTGTCTCTTCGGTACATAGTCGCACTGAACGCCGACAAAATAGTTATCTGTAAACACTGTGTCTTTCTGTACGGGGCGGCACACCCGGGTCAGATGTATGAATTCATCCGGGCTTTTGATCTTCACTATCGGGTTGTTGATGATGTCGTCGTCCTTGGCTTCCATCGAGTACGGCATATTGGTAATCATTGGCCGCTCGTGGTGCTCCCGTAGATGGGTCATGGCTGCATCCATCAGTCGATCCCAGCCCGGTTCAAACCCGATGTGTGAGTCGATCTGAAAGTAATAGTCCTCGTTGCCCCATAGAGTTTGGCCTACGCTACGCGCCCAGCAGCAGCCCCGGCTCTGGTCAGGGTCAACCCGGACGTAGCGTATCTGCTTGCTGTACGGCAGCGATTTGTAATCAAACGCATCCTTCTCGTACGTCTGCTCAACAATGCCAAACACCAAGTGGTCTTTGTTATTGGCGTTCTCGTAGGCATCTTGCACTGTCCATGCAAGGAGCGGGTCTCGATACGAAGCGATGCTGACTAAGGTTCTAAATGACTTCACTTTTCACTTTTGCGTAGTAGTTCTAACTCAGTCTTCAAAGTATTCAGCTCTAATAAGAGGACTGTAGCCTCGTCGAACAGCCCCGCCCTCCGAATATTCTCTAAGGATCGCTCGACGCGCTTCTGCTGACTTTGACCATAGCCCCACGGGGCAGCACTCATTTCTTCTTTCCACGCGCCGGGTGGGGATTGGTTGTCTATCGTCAGTGTTTCCACCTTCGACTTTGATTCGTTCGTCATACTGTCTTATCCCTCGGTGAACCGCACCTGCCATGTGGTATTGAGGAATACCCCATAGCTCCACTAAGTCTTTGTATTTCACCCGCTCGTCAAGTTCTCGTGCTTTACGCTTACGTTCTAGTAAAAATTTGTATTGCTCAAATGTAAGAACCACGTTGAACCTCGACGGCTTTGTGTATTCTTTTCCCATAGTTAATTTGGCTTTCTCCAGAACTCCATGTTCACGTACCGTCCGTAGAGGTCCGGGGGCAACACAACATGCTGTGGCTTGGACGAGACAGCACTACGGACATCGTGAAGTCCGGGGAGGTTCGTGACGTGATCGTACAAGGGGAACGAGAACCCTACGTTGTTGAAGTCGTGCTCGAAGTGCGGTTCCCCGATAAAGTCATAGACCCTACGCACCGTCGCGGCAGGGTCGGTCACTAGATCTTGATACTCAACAAGCAGGAGGTGATCCCGGTAAGGACCGTAAAAGCATTCCTTCAAGGAGTAGTAGCAGTTGGATACCATATTCTTGTCCAGAGTGTCGGCTCGCGTGTAGACGTTTAACGCCCCCTCCCCGAATAATGAGTCCTCGCGTATACCGCGCCTCTTATACAACAACTCAAAAGAGTTTATTACGTCGGCGTAATTGCGGACGGCGCAGATCAGCTTGAAATCAGGGACGATCTCCGCGAGATATTCTGGAGACCGTACCCAAGAACGATGTGTGTTAAAAATGATTTCTTTGTTTATTGATGCGTAATACCCATCAACCACGCCTCGCACCGTATCAACAGCGCGTTCGGGTGAGCAACTGATCTTGTGTGTGTCATCACCGTGAGTCAGAACCTTACTGATAGCATCGACGAAACCCGCTAGTGGACCCGATATCTCGGCATAAAACCTTGGATTCTGGTTAAGAATGCTGACAAGCAGAGTGGATCCTGCTCGTGGCAGACCTGAAATGAAATGATACTTCTTCACAGCCATTTCCCCATGGTAATAAACTTATTTTGATGAATGGCTTTATGCCGCCCAAGCCGATTCCATTCCTCGTTAGTAACTACGTGAGTCTTAAACTCAACACGCTTTTCTGTCAGCGGGACCAAATACACCAGCGGAGTTCCGGCAACAAAATTGATGTTTGCTTCCTTCTTGTCAACAAAGAAATTGACCGCAAGGCCGTGCTGATCTTTGTAGTCAACAACGCCAGGCACAACGCGAACCGATGGCAGGTCGTTAAGCAAGCTCCACTCCGCTCCAAAAAACCCGAAGTTGATACCGGTTTTTTCCCAGACGGTCCAAGGCGGAGTTATTTTGACATGTACTCTGTCGGCCATACTAAAGCCGTACTGATAAGGAGGATGGGACCCTATTGCTTCAGGCTCTGGTGGATGGGGGAATAGGTAGTTGTAACTTCCGTCCTCTTTTATAGACAGGATCATGTCCGTCCAAAGAGGTAACGTCCATGACTGTTGAAAAAGATTTAAAAAGCCCGTGCAAGACCGCATAGTGGGGGAAGGACGAGCAATTCCGTAGGAGGTGGGAATGTCTACCGAGTGCTTTAGCCCCTTCCACCAGTCTGGAACATACTTCGTAGACCGACGTATGTTGTATTTCTCGGCCACCATCGGTTCATAGGTAAAGCAATCGACAGACACTTTTTTTGGCTTAAACCAGAACTTCACAGCTCTACCCATCCAGTGATGATGTACTTATCGGTGTCACCGAGGGGAGGATTTCCACGGTGCGTATGCGTGAAGCCAGCAGGCCAAATAACGAGCCTACCTGCTTCTGGTTTGATGCGCTTTTTCAAGTACAGAAATTCGGTCTCGCCACCCTCATCAATATCGTTCAGGTACAGAATGAACACGAGAACGCGATTAGCGTGCATCCGAGTCATGTCTTCGCTGTGCCAAACATGATAGCCCTGTCCCGGCTTACTTTTTTGTAACTTGATGGTGTAGATCTGATGCTTTTCGTAGCTGTCCAGAATTGAGTATCGCTCTTTGTACAGTTGATAGCCGACTTGCCAGAACACCCCCACAAACTCAGGAGAGATGACTTTTAAAGAATCATTTGTGTAAAAATCGGCGCCATTGAAATCAATGGCAGAGTCATCAACAACATGCGCTTTTTTGTCAAACCCTTGAACACGGGTGTAAGTACCACTTACTTTATCCATAGTTTCAAAGTAATCAATCATGCCTTTGCAAAAGGCTTCCGAAAATATCCCGTCAAAGACACCGACAAAATCATCGCTGATTTCGTACCTAAGTCCCGGAAATCGTTCCATCAACTCCTGATGCAGGGTTGGCTTATGCGGCACGGTATTTCTCCTCTGTTTCTCGTCGCGTTTCGTCGCGTATCAACGTTAATAACTTACATATAACATGCGTCTCGGTTCGTCTTCCATTTAAACCAAGTTCGTCAAATTCTTTTGAGTATTGATTGATGGTTTCCCAATTTATGTATTCTAAACCACCATCGTCGCCAATTTTTACCCACGTTACTTCCTTTTTACCGGGTAACACGCCATCAGGGGTTACCAAATAAACTTCTTCTTCATCCATGTCACATCTCCTTTGCTACCGCTAACCACTCATCCCCGTATTCCACATTACCCCAGTCTTCAAACCAAGGACCGCCTCGGGTGAAATGAACAGCCACGGGATTCGGGCAGACATTCTTTGTATGCCACCCTTCCAAGTAGTTGTAAGCAATCGGCAACTCGCCGATGTTCTCGTCTAATGTCCATCGGAACTGATGTAGGTACATCCCAGTCGCGATGTTCACTGTCTGCGGCGTCAAGTTTTGTTTTACGTCCGGATGCTCACAGTTCAGCAACATCAGGCTCGACCAATTCTTTTTCGGATACTTGTGCTGCACCGCTCCGTCCATCTTCGTCTCTTCTTTCGGCTTGTACTTGTGCTTCACGCACAGCACCGAATACTTTGGATCGGCGTAGTCCATGACCCCGGCTACGTCTCCTCGCCATAGAAAGTCACAGTCCATGAACAACGCCCACCCTTTGTATCCTGCAAGATACGGAGTCAGGAAACGAGTAAAGCTGAACTCAGTGCTACTTAACGGGTCATGCTCACGCCAGTACACGTTCCGTTCGCGCAAATCAGTCTGCTTAATCGGTTGAATGTCAAGCGGAACGGACGTATGCCGGAGTAATGATTCCCTGCATACCTGATACGCGATGTCTTCGCGACTGTCCCAACCAATAAAAATTTTCATCAAACATCCTCGAACAAGTGCTTACGATCCGGACCTTTGAAGTGAATGATCTTAGGCGGTGTGCTAGGCGACTCTTCTGGTAGACAGCCGTACTCGCTTTCAGGAAACACAGTCACCCGACCACGCATTTCCGTGGCGGCTACCTTCAGGGCTTCTTGATCCCCGTACCACACGTGATACTTCTCATCCATGCCTTTAAGGATCTCGTACAGCCGTTCAAACACGGTGTAGTCCTTAGCCACGATGGTACAGGCGAGGTAGGGGTATGCTTCCATAAGGGTTTTCCCTGCGTATTCAGGGAACTCTAGCCCACGTTGTTCTGTATTGAACTGTGAGTCTCTACTAAAACTGCGTTGGCACAGACCGACATCGTTGTCACCGAGAATTTCTGTCGGACTAATCTTGTTTACCACTAGCATGTCGGTATCAATGTAGATAGCCGGGTGGTTTAGTTTTGCAGCGGCGTACATCCGTAGGCGTTCAGTCATTAAGAAGCGTCGATCAACATCGTCCTCTACTCGGATGTCTACACCCACTACTTCAGGCGTTGCTTTATCTGTACACATCACAATCTGAGCCGCTGGGTTCGATATACGGATCGAACTGACTAATTTCTGCGGGTAAGAAACATCATGACCCACGTGGAAGAAAACAAACGTCTCAACCTGTTGCGGTTTCAGAAGGCCGTCGCGTTTTTCTCGTAAGGCATTTAAATCATACAACGCTGCTCTGACAGGCAGAGTCCACGGTGCAAGAACATTCTGCCTCGGGTATACCGACACCGATGGATACCACAGACTCTTTCGTCCCACACGGTGATTCCAGAAGAACAGCTTGTTGGAATCAAGGAGGAAGACGGGTTTACCAGTCGCAGCGGCTAGATGTACCGTTGCGTTACTGACCGACACAACTGCATCGCACATGGCGATGACAGATGCTAGGCCGTCCAGATCAAAGAAGTTGTTGATCGCGTTAACAGTAATAATCTTTTTACCGTACTTCTTTTCAAATGCTTCAATCTCTGGCAGTACGTCGGTGTACTGAAGGTTGACAAATTTAGTATTAGGCATCTCAAACATAGGCAGCAGGTCTTCTAAAGACATACTCTTGTGAGCGCCTACTGATGGGGCTTTACTAAGCCACGAAATCCCCACCACAAAATCACTCGGAGATATACCTACGGATTCTCGTATAAGATCTCTTTTTTCAAGGTCAGGTTTAAGGTAAGCAATTGAAACGTTCTTTGGGATATCCGGTAGTGATTTAATAAAGTGCTGTGACACACTGCCCATCGGAAGATGTGCGCCGTTCTTACCCAACTTGATTCTTTCTGTCGAGCCAACAAACTCGATGTTGGGAAATGATCTCTTGTAAAGTTCTACAAGCCGAACGTCAATTATGACAGTGAGACGCTTAACCTGTTCTGCCAGTTTGGGTAAGAACGTAGTGTAAATAATCTGATCGCCCACACCTTGCTCTTGCCATACGACAAGGTGATCGCAGTCCATGCCGGGTTGCCATTGAGGACGGGTGGTGTACAGAGTAGAAGATTTAAAACTATTGCTCTTCCATCTTGCTTCGTATCCTTCCCACCCATCTTTAAAATTGTGCATCTGAAGATCTAGCAGAGCCTTCGTCCAGCGAACATCTGCATTCATCGGGTCGATTGCAGCGGCGTAACTAAAGTTAGTCCGTGCGGCCACCCAACGCCGCATCTCCCAGTGACAGCGCCCTCGCTGCACTATCGCTCCGGTAACTAACCCAACGCAGTCCGTGATGTTTGTGAACGCATTGACGGCTTCATCAAACTTGTTCTCTTCAGCCAGCTTCATACCGTGTTTAAATACGGTATCCACCATTTGAGGTAGGGTTTGAGCTTCTTTTTTCTCTTCACTCACCAGTAATCCCTCCCACTACGCTTGGCTCCCCACGCCGGGGGCGGTACGTGTGCCCATTCTTTCCTGCGAAACTCGTCCGCACGTTTGAAGAAACCTAGTAGCCACCTGATCATGTCATCTCCTGCGGTGCAAACTGCAGCATCTGAAGTGGTAACGATACAGCGGTCTTGCGAATTCCGCTCTTGGGATAGATCAGCACCCGCACCGGGGACTCCAGCATCATGGCATTGACTACGCCCTTCTCAACTCCCTCGAAGTCGTCGAAGACGAAGATGGTCTGGTCGTGGATGATCTTTGAGAAATACTGGAAGTCTTCCTGCTGCAACCGGCCATCGAGATAGATGAGATCGACGCCCACACCCTTCTCGGCCAGATCTTTGAACATCTCGGTCGATGTCTTCTTCGGATACTGGAACAGCAGCTCGTCTTCCACCGATGAGATTTTCAGATCGTTCGACGCATCACAGGTGTAGATCCGTGCATGGGGTGCAGCCACCCGCATCGTCAGCGTAGACACGCCGATGAAGGTACCCACCTCTGCGATCACGCGAGGACTGAAGAACTTGATGAGGCGGTACACATCCTCCAGTTCAGTCCAGTTGATTGACCCGGTCTTGTAGTCGGCCTCCAAGCGCAGAGCCTGCTGATGCTCGAACATCGCGTCCAGATCATCGAAGTCTTCGTTGTAGTCCTCTCCCGTCTTCTCGTCGAGAATACGCCAGAAGATTCTGCTGAAACGCTTTCTACCTATTTGGAACAGATTCATTTTTCACCTCTCGTTCTGCCAACATTGCGTCGGCGTATGTGTATGCGATCTTCGCTGCTTGCTCGGGGCGCAGCAGGACACCGGATGAGACGATCAGAGCATTTAAACTCTTGCTCGCCATGTAGTCTCGAAGTGTCATGCCGTGTCCCCACCATGTGAGTCGCTCGGACTCTAGTTGTGGGAATGCAAACTCATTTTTGGGTTTCATCTGCCTTCTCTCTGAACCAGAACGTCGCCACCCACTTCTCGCCCTTCACCACAGGCAGTCCTGCATGAAGCGTCCGTGTCGAGGGATGCGGCCTGTCGTAGCTGAAGAACACGCCACTACCCTTCCGCGCCGCGACCTCTAACCCGATGTCGGTGAACTGTGTGCCGCCACCTTCCTCGGGCGTATTGAGATAGAGCAGCACCGTTCCCAGTCGCTGCCCCGTCTCTGCGGTCAGCTTGGTCGCGCTCTCCGTGCTCGGCAGGAAGTAGTCATGGTGCGGGTCGTATCGTCCCCCGATACCGTAGTGCAACACCTGCAGCCCCTCGTGGTGCTTCGGCGTCCAGTCAAACACCTTCACCAGCCTATCTTCGATCCGCGCCACGGTCGGCGTCTCGGCCAACTGGAAGAACATCCCGCGACTGATGCGGTTCTCACTCGGTACGCTGTTGCCCGTTGTTGTCTCAACGACTGACGAGTCTGTCAGGCGCGGTGTCGCATCTTTGATCAGCGTGTCGCACTCTTCGTCTGTCAGCAGGTTCTCCAACACGAGGATCGGCGGCATCTTCAAAGCCATCGACACGCTAACGGGCGCAGGGAGATCGACGAGTCTTGGGACTGCGTTGATAGATTTAAACAGCTCCCGCTCGCGCAGAACGTGATCGATGATGGCCGGAGCAACCTTGACTGGCCACCCCGCCTCCACCATCGAGTCCACCATCGACTGCTGTGTGCAGCCCCGGTCTATGTTCTCAAGAACCCATGCTCGCCATGAGTCGTTGAGCACAACGGTACTCACGCAGATTTCCTCCGCTCGATCTCGCGCTTGAGATAGAACTCGGCTTTCTGCAAGTCCTGCACGGGGTCAGTATTGACCTTCTTACCGGCGCGGCTGACGTACTTCACCACGTTGAAGAGGTACGCATTCTCGGTCAGCCCCTTGGCCTCTGCGTAATCCAGAAAGTCGATCCCACCCGCTGTGTAGTGCGGCGGCTTGTTGACAAGGTCGGTTGAAGACGTTGTCTTTTTGTACTTCTCTGCCAAGTCATTTCTGATCCACCTGTACTTACCGTTCTCAATTTCAACGAAAGTCAGACCGCCCACAGTCGTACCTACCATGTCTTTATATCGCTCGATGCTGTCGAGCGCGGTTTTCGTCTCCTTCACCGCCTTGATGATCTTCGAGGGCTTCTGCTTCTTCGCATCTAACCACTTCACCGTGTACACACGGTTCGGTTTGATCTTGAGCTGCGCTGCGATCTCTTGCGCGGTCTTGCCCTTCTGAAGCAAGCGGCGAATCTTATCGGTCATCTTCACGTTCAATCTCCTTGCGTAGGTTATCTACGTTGGTTTCGTCGATCACGAAGACGCGCCCACCTGCGTCTCTGATCCTTTGCATGGTGGCCTCTTGCAAGGCGGTGGGCTTGTTTCCTTTTGCCTTCGTCTCTATGGCTAGGAACTGGTTTCTGTAGCAGATAAGAAAGTCGGGCGTTCCTGCGTGTCCGTAT